TCACCCCGCCGGCAGAACGAACCGCGCCACCACCCGCCGCGCCCAGGGGGCCGAGAACGGGCTTTCCACCACCCGCGCCCCGCTCATCGCGTGGATGAACGTCGCGCGCGGCCCGACCTCGCCCTGGATCGCCAGGTGCTTGGCCACCGCGCCCGCCCGCATCCGGAACAGGAGCACGTCGCCCGCCGCGGCCTCGCCCACCGGCTTCTCGCGCATCAGGCGCGCCGCCGCGGCCCACAGAACCTCGCGCCCGGCGGCCTCGTCCCAGTCGGGGGTATAGGCCGGCACCGCCTCGGGTTCGCCCCCCACCACCTCGCGCCAGACCCCGCGCACCAGCCCCAGGCAATCGGTCCCCGCCCCGCGCACCGCCGCCTGGTGGACATAGGGCGTCCCGATCCACCCCCGCGCGGCCTCCACCACCCGCTGCCCGCTCATTGGTTCATGCTCCCGCCGTCGTTGCCCCTCGCCCGGGTCGGGAACACCGCCAGCCAGTCGTCGCCGGGGATATGAGGAAAGCCTCGGAAGTTGTTGAAATTGTCGAATTTCAGCCGGCAGGTGCCCGCGCGCTTGTCGCACCCCGCGACGATCCGCACCCGCTCGCCCGGCGCCAGCCCCGCCAGCGCCTCCCACAACTCGATCCGCCGCCCCGCGCCCTGCACCCGGTCGTCGCGGATCACCGCGCGCCGCCCGGCCGCGGCCCCCTCCAGCACCTCGACGCAGCCCTCCGCGAACCACCCCGCCTCGAAACCCGCGAACGCCGCCCAGCCCAGCACCCGCCCGCCTTCTGCCGTCTCGACCGCGCGCACCTCGGCGAACCCCGGCGTGGCCAGGTCGAAGCGGCAGCGCCCGTCCCCCAGCACCGCCGAGCAGCGCCGGTGATAGACGAACCCGCCCTCGACCGAGAGCGCCTCGGCCAACCCCCGCAACTCGGCCCGGAACGCCCCGGTCCCGCGCCACAACGCGCGCGAGATCTCGCCGATCGAGCCGCGGAACACCTCGCGCCGCTCGTCCACGTCGGCCCAGTTCACCTCCCAGATCCGCACGCCGGCACCGTCAAGGCGCCCGGCGCGGATGTCGTCCTCCGAGATGGCAGCATCCGACAGCGCCCCGAACCCCTCGGAATTGTCCACCGCCAGCCCGGTGCCGCGCACCAGCGCCCGCGCGCTCATGCCGGTGCCGGCGCGAAACACGATCCCCTCGAAGCTCAGGTCGCGGTCGTGGTCGGTAAAGCCCAGCACTGCACCGGCGCGCGGGCTCACCGCCCAGGCCCGCGCCCGCGTCTCCACCGCGCTCATGTCCGCACCTCGATCACCGGCACGTCGGGCACGTCGCCGGCCTGGAACGACGCCACCGAAACCATGATCCGGTCGGTGTCGAAGCGCACCGGCACGTCGAATTCGAAACCCGCCGTCACAGCCATCCCCGCCGGCGGCGGATCGACCAGGCGCACCCGTCCGGTGGCATGGTCGACATCGTAGTGCACCCCCTCGACCAGCGGCACGCCGCGCACCGCCACCCGCACGCTGCCCGCCACCGGCTTGGCGATCGGCCGCCGGTAAACCTGCGCCCCCGACCGGTAGGCCTTGCGCAACTGGAACTCGCGCACCACCCCGTCGCCCTCGCCCAGCACCTGGTCCTCGGGCCCGACCTCGCCCGCCGCCGGCGCCGACTTCCAGTCGGCCCAGTCCTTCCAGCGGAACCCGTGCAACTGCCCGCCCCGCGCCTCGAAGAACGCGATCAGCAGCCCGACATCGTCGAGCGAGCGCAACCCCAGCCCGGCGTCATAGCGCCGCCGCGAATGCGCCCACGGGCTCGCGCGTTCCTCGTGGCCGCTGGCCAGCGTCACGATCTCCACCCGCCGCTCCGGCCCGCCGACCGAGCCGAAGCTCAGCGACGCCGGAAACCGCACCTCGTGAAATCCCATCCTGCCTCCACCGGGCGGCGGCGCACCGCCCTGCCCTTCACCTTGGCTGAAATACTCCGGGGGGTCCGGGGGGCAGCGCCCCCCGGGGCCGCCTCACCGATTGCGCGCCCCGCTCGCCAGCGCCCGCGACACCTGCGCCGCGATCTGTCCGCGCGACCGCGCGAAGCCCTCGACATCGGGGGTGGCGACGTTGATCACCACGTTCACCGCCCGCCCGCCGCCGCCGCCCTGCACCCCCAGCCGTCCGTCGGCGCCGCGTGCGAGCGGCAAGATCGCCTCCGGCCCGGCCTCGCCCATCAGCCCGGTGCGCCCGCCGCGGATCGGAAACGCCACCGGCCCCGACACGATGCCGCCCTGCGCGAACGGCATCACGCGGCCTTGCGCAAAGGCGCCGCCCCGCGCGAACGGCGCCACCCCGCCCAAAAGGCCCGCAAGCCCCTCGGCCACCGCACCGCCCACCGCCGATTGCACCGGCCGGAGGGCGATGCCGAAGGCCGCATCGGCCATCCGGCTTGCCACCTGGCGCAGCGCGTCCGACAGGCGCACCCCGTCGAACACCAGCCCCTCGAACGCCCGCCGCAGCCCGACGCCAACGCTGCGCCCCAGCGTGTCCACCTCGCGGCCGGTGAACAGAAGCCCGCCGCGCAAGCGCTGCATCTCGCCGTCGAAGGCCGCGGCCACGCCGCCGGCGCCGCGCAGGGTCTCGGCCAGCGCCGCCACCTGCGCGTCGAAATCCTCGATCTCATCCATCGCCACGCTCTCCCCTGCCTTCGCCGGCCGCCCCGCCCCAGCGCTCGGCCAGCCGCATCAACCCGTCCCGCGTCAGCGGCGCCGGCCCGGCCTCGAGGCCGAGCAGCAGCAGCAGCTCCACCGGCGTCAGCCGCCAGAACTCGTCGGGCCGCAGCCCCAGCCCGCCGATCCCCGCCCGCATCAGCCCGGCCCAGTCGAACCGGGGCGATGGCGGCGGCGGCGGCGCGGCCTCGGGAACCTCCTGCCCGGCCGGCGGCACCGCCGCCGCGCGCCGCCGCGCCTTGGCCCCGCGCCGCCGGCTCATGCCCGCTCCGGCATCGCGAAGGCGCGCGCCAGCAACTCGGCCGCCACCCGCGCCGCCTCGACCGGCCCGCCCCGGATCTCGGCCACCCGGAGGTCGTCCGCCGTCCCCTGCCAGCCGCCGCCGCGCAGCCCCGCGACCACCAGTGCCAGCACGTCGCGCGCCGAAACCTGCCCGCCCTCGAACCGCCCGACCAGCGCCACCAGCGTGTCGACGCCCAGCCCCTCCTCCAGCTCGGCCAGCGCCCCCAGCGTCAGCCGGCACACGTGGCGGCGGCCGTCGAGCCACAGCGCCACCTCGCCCGCGTGCGGATTGGCCATCACAGCGCCGTGAAGCCAAGCACGCCGGCCGAGGCCAGCGTCACCTCGTAGGTCGCCTCGCCGTTCCATGTGCCGGCGTATTCGATCGCGGTGATCTGGAACGGCCCCTGCACGATCCCGAAATCGGGGATCACCACCTGGAACTGCGGCACCTCGCCGGCGAAGAAGATTGCCCGCGCGCGCTCGTCGCTGGCCGCGTCGCGAAACACGCCCGAGCCGGTGATCGCGGCCGATTTCACCCCCGCCCCGGCCAGCAGCTCGCGCCAGCCGCCCTGGCTTTCGAGACTGGTGACATCCACCGTCTCGGCGTTGAAGCTGATCCGGCTCGCCCGCAGCCCCGCGAAGGTCTCGAACTGCCCCGATCCGCTCAGGTCGATGCGGATCAGCAGATCCTTGCCGTTCTGAACAGCCATGCCTGGTCTCCTCGAAGATGATGGGGGCGGCGCGCCATCCCGGCGGCACCGCCCGTGGACGGTTCGGGACGCCTCCGGCGGGAGTATTTTTCGCCAAGATGAAAGGGGATTGCGCCCCGTTCTTCACCTTGGTCCAAATACTCCCGCCGGAGGCATCCCCGGCCGGCCCCGCGCGGCCGGCCCGAAGGGGGCTCAGGTCTCGACCCGGGCCCGGAAGGTCAGGTCGATGCGGCGGCGGGCGGCGCGGTCGTCGCGCCTTGCCACCGCGCGCAGGAACTGCATCGACACCAGCCGCCCCTCGGCCAGCGCCAGCGCGGCGCCGTCCAGCGCGCCCGAGACCGCGCCCGCCGCCGCCTTGGCGGCCCGAAAGCCGGCGGCGTCGGTGATCACCGACACCACCAGCCGGTGCTCGGCCCCGCCGCCCGTCCCGTCGCCGGCCGGGCGCACCTCTTCGGGGCCCAGCAGAACGTGGGTGCCGGCCAGCGGCCCCTCGGGCGGCGCGTCGTGAATCGCGCCGCCCACCAGCGCCGCCAGCGCCGCGTCGCCGGTCAGCCGTTCCCAGATCGCGGCCTGAAGCGCCGCGCCCGCGCGATAGCTCATCGCACCACCTCCTCGCGCGCGTGGCACAGCAGGTGCCGCCCGGTGCCGTCGCGCTCGGCCACGCTCAGGATCGCGAAAAGCCGCGCCCCGTCGCGAAACCGCTGCCCCGGCACGGGCCGGTCGGGCGCGCCCTGCGGCGCCGCGCGCACCACGATCCGCAGCCCCAGCGCGCCCAGCGCCACGTCGCCCCCCTCGGCCGCCGTGCCCGCCCCGGGGGCCACCTCGGCCCACAGCGTGCCGCGCGCCTCCCAGGTCTCGACGAAACCGCCGGCGCCGTCGGCCACCCGCGCCCGCGCCTCGAGCACCAGCGGCCGGGACAGGACCGGCGGCCTCATGCCGCGCCCCCGCCAAGAACGCGCACGTTGCGCCAGCGCTCGACCAGCGCCGCCACCCCGAAGGGCAGCGCCGCGCCGCTCGCCCCGCCCTCGTGGCGGGTTTCGTAGTAGTCCGCCGCCAGCAGCAGCACCGCCTGCGCCAGGTCGGCCGGCAGCGCCGCCCAGTCCGCGCCGAAGCCCGCCTCGAAGGTGATCGCCGCCACCCCGCCGGCGGGGATCGCCGGCAGGCACGCGCCGGTCGCGGCCAGCCGCGGGCGGTGGGTGTCGGGCACCAGCCGGTAACGTGCCGGGTCGACCACCGCCTCGGCGCCGGCCGCATCCGCCAGCACCATCGCCTGCACCGCCGTCACCGGCGCCACCGGCAGCGCCACCCCGCTGCCGTCGCGCCAGGCCTCCACCTCCCAGGTGAACACCCGCGCCAGCAGCGCCTTGCCGGTGCGCGCCTCGACCGCCGCCAGGCCCGCGCGCAGGTAGCTTGCCAGCAGCCCGTCCTGCAACGTCTCGGGCCCGAAGCCCGAGCCCAGCCGCAGATGGTCGCGAAACCCCTCCAGCGGCAGCGCCGTGTCGGGAACGCTCGTCTCCTCGATCAGTCTCATCCCTGCCCCTCCGCCCGGAACCGCCCCGCAGCCGCACGGCCGCGGGGCCTTTCAGCCATCCCCGGGCGCTCAGGCCACCGCGAATTTCAGCAGCTTGATCGCCGCGAAATCGCTCACGTCGCCGCCCACGCGCTTGGTGGCGTAGAACAGCACATGCGGCTTGGCCGAATAGGGATCGCGCAGCACCCGCAGGTCGGGCCGGTCGGCGATGGTATAGCCGGCGCGGAAATCGCCGAACGCGATGGCAAAGCTGTCGGGGCCGATGTCGGGCATGTCCTCCGAGATCAGCACCGGATAGCCCATCAGCCGCGCCGGCTGCGCCGCCGCCAGCCCGTCCGACCACAGGAAGCGGCCGTCGGCGTCCTTCATCTTGCGCACCGCGCCCGCGGTTTTCGAGTTCATCACGAAACTGGCGTTGGCGCGGTAGGTGGCGCCCAGCGCATAGACCAGGTCGACGATCGCGTCCGAGGCGTTGGTGGTGGCGAAATCGCCGGCGTTGCCGGTGGCGACATAGCCAAGGCTGCCCCAGGCCCAGGCCCCGTTCTCGACCCTGGGATGGGTCAGAAGCCCGCGCGGCTTGTCGATCCCGTCACCGGAAACGAACGCCGCCGCCTCGGCGCGCGAGAAACGGTCGGCGATGCGGCCCGCCAGCCAGCCCTCGATGTCGAAGGCGGCGTCGTCCAGCAGCCGCTGGCTCGCCTTGGGCATCGCCGAAAGCTCATGCAGCGGGATCGAGATGCGCTCGATCGCCGGGGTGTCGCTCTCGGTCACCGGGCCGGCCTCGGTCGCCCAGCCGCTGCCGACATCGGTATGGTCGACCAGCACGTCGAAAGAGGTCGCCTCGACGTTGACGACATTGGCGATCGCCCGGATCGAGGCGGTGGAATTCAGCACCGAGCGGATCGTCTCCGCGGTCTGCGGATCGACCAGATAGCCGCCCTCGGCCGCCACCGCGGTGTTCAGCGCCTTGCCCTCGAGCGCCAGGCCGCGCAGCCCGTCGTCGTCGCCGTTGCGCAGATAGGCGGCGAAGGCCTTGCGGTGCGGCACGTCGACCGCCGCGGCGGTCTCGAGCGCCGGACGGCCGGCGGCGTGGGTCTTGCGTTCGATCATGGTCATGCGCTGATCCTGTTTCTGCATGCGATCCTGGATGTCGTCGCGGACGGTGCGGATATCCGCCACCAGCCCCGCCAATGCCGTGGCCACGCCGGCCGCACCCTCGTGCGCGCCGCCGGCCGCGGCTTTCGCCTCGGTCTCTCTCATCGTGTCGCCTTTCCGGAAATGTCAGCCGCGCGGCGCCCCGCCGGCCAGTTCGCGGCGGGCGCCCTCGATCGCCGCCGCCAGATCGCGCCAGGGATCGTCGGGCCGCGCGCCCTTCGCCCCCACCCGCGCCTCGCCAAGCATCGGGAAGGTCACCAGCGACACCTCCCACAGCTCGATCTCGTGCAGACGGCGGATGCCGTCGCGGCCGCGCTCGGCCCGCTTGACGCGGTAGCCGATCGACAGCCCGTCCACCGCGCCCGCGCCCACCAGCGCCACCGCCTCGCGCCCGCGGGCGACGTCGGTCAGCAGCCGGCCGCGGACGAAAAGGCCGCGCGCGTCCTCGCCCACCTCGTCCCACACCCCGATCGGTTGCGCCGGATCGTGCTGCCACAGCATCTTGATCCGCCCGCCGGCCGCCCGCAGCGCCGCCAGCGCCGCGCCATAGGCCCCCGGCATCACCACGTCGCCGCCCCGGTCGCGCACCCCGAACACCGAGGCATAGCCGGCGATCCCGGTCCCCCCCTCGACCTGCAGGCCATTCTCGGGGCGGTGGAACTTCCGCTCCAGCCCGTCGCCGTCCATCTCCATCGCCGCCCCCATCATTGCACCGCCGCCTCCAGCACCATCTGCGCCCCGCGTGCCAGGATCACCCCGGCCACGCCGTAGACCGCCAGCCAGATCCGCCGCTCGACCCGTTCGAGCGCCGCCTCGATCTGCCCCAGCCGGTATTCCAGCGCCGCCCAGCGCTCTTCGGCCACCCGCTCGTTGGCCTCGACCCGCGCCGCGGTGGCGTCGAAACTGTCGTAGAGATAGCGTGAACCGCCCGCCGCCCCCCGCCGCAGGCTCATGCCCCCTCCGCAAGCCGCGGCAGGCCCAGCAGCATCCGCTTCTCGGCATCGCTCAGGAAGGTGGCCTCGCCGACCCGGCGCCATTGCTGGTCGCGCTCGGCCGCCAGCGCCGGCACAAGGTCGAGGTCGGGGCGCAACTCGGCCGCCCCTTCCCCCGCGAACAGCCCCAGCCAGTGCGACAGCGCGCCCGCGGTCCGCGCCGCCAGCGGCAGCACCGTCAGCCGGTAGAAGGCGCGGCTGGCCTCCTGGTAATTGGCATAGGTCGCGTCGCCCGGGATCCCCAGCAGCATCGGCGGCACCCCGAAGGCGATGGCGATCTCGCGCGCCGCCGCCTCCTTGGTCTTCTGGAACTCCATGTCCGAGGGGCTGAACCCCATCGGCTTCCAGTCAAGCCCGCCCTCCAGCAGCATCGGCCGCCCGGCGTTGCGCGCACCCTGATGGTGCGCCTCCATCTCGCTCACCAGCCGCTCGTACTGGTCGGCGCTCATCGCGCCCTGCCCGTCCGCCCCGCGATAGACGATCGCGCCCGAGGGCCGGGCGGCGTTGTCCAGCAGCGCCTTCGACCAGCGCGCGGCGGCGTTGTGCACATCGAGCGCGGTCGCCGCCGCCTGCAACGGCGAGAAACCGTAATGGTCGTCCTGCGGATGGAAGGCGCGCACATGCAGCACCGGCGACACCGGGCCCGTGGCGTCGAAGCGCACCGTCCGCCCGGCCACCGAATATTCATAGGCCGCCGGCCAGCCGTCGGCCCCCGGCACCACCCGCATCCGGTCGCCGCGCAGAACGTGCAGTTCCACCGGCAGCACGCCCTCGCCCCCCGCGACCGCCTCGACATAGCCGTTGCCGGTCAGCAGGATCTGCCCGTAAAGCGCCTCGAGGAACTCGGCCCGCCCCTGCGCCGGGTTGGGCCGCGCCAGCAGGTCCAGCAGCGGATGCAACTCGTGGCGCCGCTCCGCGTCCTGATAGACCAGCGGCAGCGCCGCCGCCGCCTCGGCGATCAGCCGCACGCAGCGAAACGCGATCGGATTGCCCAGAAACCCGATCCGCGTCAGCGTCACCGCATCGCGCGACGACCACGCCACGCGCCCGCCCCCGGCGAACGCCACCACCGCCCCGGTGGCCGAGGCCTTGGCCTCCGGCGGCGCCTCGGCCGCGCCACGCCTGAGAAAGTCGAACACCATCCCGTATCTCCCTTCCTGTCCGGTCACGCCCGGCCGCCCCGTCGGACGCCTCCGGCGGGAATATTTTTGCCAAGATGAAAGCCTTCCCGCTTCATCTTGGCCCAAATACTCATTCTGTCCGTTCCACCTGCGCGAGCTGCCAGGGCGGGCGCGCCTAAAGCCCGCGCACCCGCGGCCGGCGCCACGCCGCCGCCGGGTCGATCACCAGATCGCTCAGTGCCCACACCAGCGCGTCCACGCGGTCGGGGCTGCCCTTGCCCTGAAACCCCTGCGCCGTGACCTGCGCCATCTGATCCTCGAGCGCGCCCAGCCCGCGCACATGCCGCACCCGCCCCTGCTCGTAAAGCGCGGCAACCGGCTCGGCCCGCACCACCTTGCCGCGCGTCGCGCGCACCGCGCGAAACGGCACCATCGGGTCGATCTGGCGGATCACCGAGGCGACAAGGTCGCCGCCCTGGTTCACTTCCGCCACCAGCCGGTCGGCGCCGTGGCGCGCCATCGCCGCCAGCGCCGCCCGCGCCCAGCCCTCGGGCGAGGCCCCGGCCACCGAGGCATCCTCGAGCACATAGGCCCGCCAGTCCTGCGGCGGCCCCTCGGCAAGAACGCCCGCCACCACGATCCCGCACAGGTCCGAGCGCGCGTGCCCGGTCACCGCCGGATCGACCGCGACCACCACCCGCGTCAACGCGGGCGCCCGCTCGACCCGCGCCGCCTCGATCATGGCCTGCGTCCACAGCGCCCCCTCGACCTCGTCGAGCAGCACGCCGTCAAGCTCCTGCCTTCCCAGCCGGGTGCCACCGTAGCGGGTGCGCACCTCCTCGAGGAACGAGGCCGCCAGGTTGGCGCGGTTGGCCTCGGTCGGCGCATGGGTGACCACCGTCGAGGGGTTGGCCAGCACCGCCTTCAGCACCGGCCCCGGCCGCGGCGTGGTGGTGACCACCGCGCGCGGATCGCTCCCCAGCCGCAGCGCGAACTGCAACATGTCCCAGACCTTGCCGGCCAGCCGCCACTTGGCCAGCTCGTCGGCCCAGGCGGCATCGAACTGCGGCCCGCGCAGTCCGTCGGGGTCCTGCGCCGAATAGGCCTCGGCCACCGCGCCGTTGGGCCACACCAGCCGGCGCCGCGTCGCCTCCCACACCGGCCGGCGGTCGGGGGGCGAGCATGCCAGCAGCCCGCTGTCGCCCTCGACCATCACCGCGCGCACCTGGTCGTGGGTCTCGCCCACCAGCGCCACCCGCCGCGCGCGCCCCGGCGCGGCCGGGGTCGCCCCCTCGACCTGCGCGCGCACCCATTCCGCGCCGGCCCGGGTCTTGCCCGCGCCGCGCCCGCCCATGATCACCCACGACCGCCACGCGCCCACCGGCGGCAACTGGTGCGGCAGGGCCCAGAACTCGAACAGCCACGGCAGCGACAACAGCGCGTTGTCGCTCAGCCCCTCAAGGAACGCCGCCAC